CCGCCGCCGCTTCTCTTCTGTTCCCCCTGGGCGGGGTAGCTGTTGGGGGGGTGGGGGGGGGCCCAGAAATCCCCCCAGAGAAGCTTATGTTTTATGAAAGGGTAAAATGAAATGACAGGGGGAAGGGACGGCACCTTTTCGGCGGTCTGCCTGCGGTTCGGGAATTGCAACAACGGTCTGATCGACGGGCCGCGCGCCCGGAATTGGAACAACTCTGCTGCCAATGCGAACTGGAACATCGCCGCCGCCTTAAACTATCCATACGGAATATGAAACAAAAGTCGTCCCTGATCCTACACCTCTGGGCGTTGAGATACGCCTTAACCGCCATAAATGGAAGGGTAAGTGGTAAATTAACTTGATACAGGGCACGCGGTAAAGCGGTCGCACCTGCCGCGTGCAGAGGATAGAAGAAAAATATCTGAACAGGAGTATTGACTATGCGAAGAAAGGAACTGAGGCAGGGTGCCGTACCTGAAAGAGGCGTAAAACAATACAAATATCTGTACCGAAGAATGCTTGACGAAAATATTATTAGAAAAGCATACAAAAAGCTGCGGAAAGGAAAGACAAAGAGAAAAGAGATACAGCAGATCGACACGAACCTCGACAGAGAAGTGGCTGACATGAAGAAAATGATCGAAAATACCAAACCTCCGGATATTTCAGTAGAAGACAGAAAACTGGCATACAAACCAAAGAAGCGCACGCCAAAAATTATAGTGGAAAAAGGAAAAAAGAGAAAAATCTATATGCCGGAGATACATGAACAATGGCTGCATCATATCATTGTTCTGATCTTAGAGCCAATTATAACGGCCACTTCTTACCCTTATTCCTGCGGGAGTTTTCCGAAGCGCGGTGCGCACTATGGAAAGAAACAGCTTTTAAAAATAATCCGGAATGGGAAGAAAATCAGGAACTTCGCAAAAATAGATATACGACATTTTTACGACAGTATACGAATGGATATCCTTATGCGGGAACTCCGCATAAGGATAAAGGATGAATTTTTCCTTTATATTCTGGAACTTTGCCTGCATGGATTCAAAAAAGGGATACCGCTGGGGTTTTATATATCCCAGTGGCTGGCCAACTATCTGCTGGAGCCTCTGGATCGTTTTATAACCGAGGAACTGGGAATCCGAAATATGATCCGTTATATGGATGATATTGTGTTCTGCGATGACAACAAAAAGAATTTACGTCAGGCGATTGTTGAGATCAGAAAATTTCTTGGCAGACGGTTTCGGCTTAAACTAAAAAGGAATGATCAGGTATTTAAGTTTCATTTTCGAAAGAAAAACGGAAAAGTAATCGGCCGCGCGGTCAATTTTATGGGATTTTTATTTTTCCGAGACAGGACAACGATGCGCAAATCAATCATGCTGTCAACTACCAGACTGGCCAGAAAGATGCACAGAGGAAAGGAGGCGGGGAGGCGGTATTATGCAAAACATATCAAATCTATTCTGAGCTATATGGGATGGTTTAAGCACACAGACGCGTACCGCTGCTATCAGAAGCATATCAGGCCGTTTGTCGTGCGGATGGGAAAATTAAAGAAAATCATATCAAAACTGACAAGGAGGGAGAAACGTGAAAAACTGGAAAGAGGAACATCTGTCGGCGGAAAGGGAGCCGGAACTGCTGCAGGTGATTGCAGACGGACTGTATATGGAGCGGCGTAATATCCGTCTGGTGGAACATGAGGTCACCGAGACGAGAGATGCGTACAGTGAGTATGTGTGCGAGTGCCGGGAAATCAAAGCGTCTGAATATTATATGTTGCAGAGTATTACAGAGATTCGGACGGATGAGGCCGTCAGCAATGCAATCGACGAGTACACACTGTCGCTTATGGAAGGAGGGGTGTTGTAATGTCAAACAGAACACTGGTGGAGAGTTTGAAAAGGCTCTTTGAGAGGGAAAAGATCACAATGTCGCAGCTGCAGGAGAGTATGCAGAAAGGAACGATCACAGAAGCAGACTATCAGTATATCACAGGGGTGAACTATGAATAGCGAGGAAAAGATTCAAAGAACACTGGAATAAGAAGGAGAAAAATATGAAACAGAATATGATTAAAGGAATTGTAACAACCGTAACCGGGCTGATGTCTTCCGTTCTGGGGGTGCTGTATATACCCGTACTGCTGATGGTGATGAGCAATGTAATCGACTATGCGACCGGGCTGATGGCGGTCAGGTATCGCAATGATGGAGGGATAAGCTCTTACCGGAGTATGCGGGGAATCTGCAAAAAGATCAGTATGTGGCTGCTTGTCGTGGTTGGTGCAATGCTGGACGAATTGCTTATGTATGCGGCTCCTGCGATCGGATTAGCGATTCCGGCCAGATTTCTGATTGCAGCACTTGTTGCAATCTGGATCATTTGCAATGAAATCATCAGCATTCTTGAGAATATGATTGATATCGGAGTAAAGATCCCGAAATTCCTAACACCGCTCGTACAGCAGATCAAGCGGACAGCAGAGGAGGCAGTCGCATTTGAGGACGCGGAAAGTGAAGAAAGCGGGGATAATATATGATTATTAACGTACATGCCGGGCATAACCCGGACGGAAAAGCTGCCTGCGGGGCGGTCGGACTGTTCAAAGAGTCAACGGAGGCCCGTAAAGTCAAAAACGAGGTCATAAAGAGGCTGAAAGCAGCGGGACATACGGTTTATGACTGCACCTGTAATAATGGGGTAAGCCAGTCAGACGTTCTGAAAAAGATCGTGGCGAAGTGCAACGCACACACCGTTGATCTGGATGTGAGCATTCATTTTAACGCCGGAGCGTCCGACGAGAAGGGAAACGGCAGAACTACAGGCGCAGAGGTTCTTGTATACAGCGCCGCCAGTTCCGCAAAAGGCTGCGCGGCGAAAGTCTGTGAGAAAATATCCGCACTCGGATACAGGAACCGCGGCGTAAAGGTAAACACGGGGTTATATTACCTGAAAAATACGAAAGCCCCGTCAATGCTCATTGAGTGCTGCTTTGTGGATGATAAAGACGATGCAACGCTGTATAGATACAAGGATATGGCCGCGGCAATCGTGCGCGGCATAACAGACGACACAACACCCACGAAAAAGCCGCAGACATCCGCTCCTGCAGTAGGTGCGCTCAAGGCAGGGACTATTGTAAGTTTCGTCGGCAAAAAGCATTACACCAGCGCAAACGCTGCCAGTGGCCAGGCTTGCAAACCTGGCCGCGCAAAGATCACGCAGGTATACCAGCCGGGAAAGAGCAGGCATCCGTACCATCTTGTGGCGGTCAGCGGAGGCGGCGGCTCGGTGCATGGCTGGGTGAATGCGTCTGACATAAAAGAATGAATATCCGGCGGATGGGTGCAAGTGCGCTTTATATCGGAGGCGTTTTAAGGTTGAAAGAACAGGCTGCGAAATGTTATAATGTGGCACGGTTAGCAACGCGTTAGCGACAAAATAATAAGAAAAACCGCTGTGTTATGCGGATTCAGTTTTGCGATTCTTAAGCTTTTTTTAAATTTTAGTAAATCCCCGAAAAGTTGAAAAACACCCGGAAATCCGCAATTTACTGGCTTTCCGAGTGTTTTTTAGCTCGAAAGAAATGTTGGAAAATCATTAAAATTGAGGACGGTTAGCGACACGTTAGCGACAGATTTTGTTAATCTCCGTGCGAAGCTCTTCAACGGTCCGGTGCCCGTATTTAAGGTCTGTCACATCGCTTCCGAGGGCGTGTCCCATGAGCATTTTCTTTGAGAGTGTATCCACACGATACTTATCGCAGAGCCATGAAAAGGTGTGGCGGCAGTCGTGCGGCGTATGGCCCGTAATGCCGATCTTTTCAAGCTCCTCACAAAACAGGGAGCGGAATTTGTCCGGGCGAAGAAGAAACAGACGGTTCTTTTCGTCGATCAGATGGATGATCTCGTGGTTGAAGGGGACGATCCGGTTTTTTCCGGAAGCAGTTTTCACGCCGCCGCGGAAGTATTGTTCCTCAAAATTGATTTCCAATTTTGAGTATGCGGATACACGGAAACCGCTGTAGATCATGATAAGCACTCCGCGGAGAATATCATTGTCCTTTGCGTGAAGCCAGAGGGCGGAAAGCTCGTCCTCTGTAAATGGCACGCCCTTCTCATCATCGTCCGGTGTGTTGATTCTCACATGATCTGAGTACTTCTTCTCACACAGATCATGCGCGTAGGCGTAGTCGTACATCTGCCGGAAGAGATTCAGGATATGCTCCTTTGTGGCGTGCTTGCGGTTGCAGTTGTCGATCACGGCCTGCAGATCCTCTGTGCGCAGCTCCCGAAAGGCTCTGTTCTGCAGAGAGATCGTGTGCTTATAGGCTGCCC